CTACTAAATCGCCAGTAGTAGCACCTGACGACAACGTAACCGTCCCTGCCGTTGTATTCGAACTTATATTTGCTGCCGCTTGTAATGTGCCGTTGATGTAAACAAGCAAAGCATCTGTTGCTATGTGACCAAAGTTAAAAACGGTTTGACCAGAAGTGGCTGTAAAGTCTTGTCTGCCACTAAACAAAGGCGCACCAATCGTTCCAACATCAACGCCAGACGCGCCCCTTAGTGAAGCAACGGTAGATAAAGTGATCCAGCCTTCATTCTGATCTGTGTAGGTTCCAACGCGATACTGAAATCCAAGGGTCGCATCATTGCGAAGCTCAATCGCTGCCGTCACTGTCCCTGCTGTATCAAATAACTTTAGCAGCAGTTCTGAAAGCGTGTTGTCGCCTAGCTCAGAAGCGTTGACGTACCTAACTATATTCTCAATATCAGCGCCAATATTCCCTGATGAAGTATGATTTCCTGGATATAGTACCTTGAGCCTTGCCATCTTATTTGTCCTTATGAGTTAGAAACGCAAAAGAGATTATGTTGACATCGCTCTCTTGGTCGGTTGGGTCTGTTCTGAAACGCAACATCACGCCTCTAAAAACGTGGTTAAAAGGAAAGGTGTAATCAGATTTTAGCGGAGCATCGCCCCACATAACGTCACCTTCGATCCTGTCTAAGTTTATTTCCATAGAGGCCATGTCAGTGCCGTCTTCGTCAAAAGCATCAACAAAGAAACGCCCCTTGCCAGACGCTTGTACAATAAATGTGTGCGCCCTTTTGGTTGCCATAAAATCGCCCAACCAAAGTACAGGAGTGTCAGCAATCATCTGTGACCTTCTCAAGTCAGCAGTACCTGTATCAATTTCAAAAGTTCTATCTGTTGTATCGTAAACACCGTCACTGGTTCCGATCATCAAACGACCACCCAAAAAGTCACCGCACCGAGGGTAAAGGGTGTCGCCAAGTTGAAAGTTTACGGCCTCATACCCCTGTCTAAAACTCATAGACAGCCTCTTGGTTTGGTTGCCACCTCTGCGCGGAAAAAACACATGGTAGGTTTGGGTGTCGCTGTCGTACACAGCCTTGATAGCTTTTTTGTCTGGCGTTGTTTTTACCAGCTCTCGGTACAAAGGTTCTATCTGCTCTGACAAAGAGGCTTCAGCAATAGTAATGCCGTTCTGTTCCGAACGCATAATGCTGTGTATGCCACGGCGAGAACAAAACAGTAGGTCGCTACCAGCATTAACTATAGTGCCATGAGCAACACAACCAACTCGCAAATTAGCGCGACTATCTAGCGTCCAGTTGTCATGGTCAGGATCAATAATATAAACGAGCGTTTGGTCGTTCGTAAAAACTGCAAGTCGGTTGGCCTCAAAAGTACCTAATCCAGTTATTTCGTCGGCTGTTCCGATTAAGTCAGCAATGTCAATAAACCCAGCTCTTGCCGAACTTGTAGTGTCAGTCTCTTCAGCAATAAAAATTTTAGGATCATCAACTCTACTAAGCTGCATTAGCGTTGGCTGGTCTGGAAACCCAGCTATACAAAGCCTACGCTGAATAGGCACACCGAACGCTGGCGTGGCTGATGCCGTTGAAGCAACAAAATCAAAGCCATCATACGTTTGCATTTGGCTAGCATTAGAAAATATGTGAGCCTTGCCACCGTAGTTCGTCATATGGACAATAGAGCCTTTTGCATAGGCTTCTTGTTTTCTGTCACCACGATCTGAAACTAGGTTGACCGTAGCGCTATCCTCTTCAGCAAATACCAATCCCTCTCTGCTGTAAAAACGAATAGCGGTAATAGGAAACCGAGTTTGATCAGAGTACAAATAGTTTGCTGGATCACGCTTGAGCTGCCCACGATAATCAACGGTGCAGTTTTCTAAGTTCCAAAAATGCTGCTCTTCTTTTGTCTCCATAGCCGTAATGTCATGCGAACGGTCAATGCCCCTAAATCCATAGTAGGCACTATCATTTGTTTTTATGGCTATGGGTGCGTAAGACAGCCTAGACATTTAGTATTTACTCGTAGTTACGGTGTGAACATTTCCAACGGTAGTAGTGGTCACGGTACTTGTGGGGGAAGTTGCTGTGGCTGTAGTGTCGTAAGCCTTGTTGCTGCCCTTGTCAGTTACCGCAATTTTAATGGCAGCGTTTCCATAAATCCGCTCATAAAACATATCAGACATATTTGATTGATACATTCTCATAGCTAAGGCAGCTTTCTCACTACCTTGCTGGATCAAATAGTGAGCTGTTAAGCCGTCTATCATTATCATGTCTGGGATGCTGCGACACTCGCTTTGTGAAACGTAGTAATCTATGTCACCGCCTGTCCAATAGGGATGTCTGCGAGTTTCCTCTACAACCCTATTGGCAAGTTCGATGAACATCATCATAACTTCGCCGTCCACTCTCGCAGGGGAGAAGTTCCCTGCTCTAACCAAAGCACTTCTTATTAAGTTCTCTAATGGAGAGAAGTTTTTTCTTTCAGCAGCAAATGGTTTTTGAACAGAATACTCAGCCATAATTAATCCTCAACAGATAGAATGCGACCTGACCATACGTGGTGGTGTAGTTTAAATGCTTCAGCTAATGGCGTTGGGCATTTCCAAGTAACGTAAGCGCGGTTCTCGTCCCACACCCCATTAACCCGAACAGCGTCAGGCCCAACGCGAACATCAAAAGCTGCGTTCTCAACATCTGAGCTGACAAAAAACTTAAACGCGCTTTCACTCGCCTTCTTGGGCTGAGCTTTTTTTCTTTTCGCATGAAGAGAAGGGTCTGGTTTTTCTTCTTGCTCATAAGCTTCATTGACATCAGGTGTAGACGGATCGTCTTGCTGGTAATGTCCTCTTGAATTTCTAGCTCTTTTCGCAGCCATTCTAAGCTAACTCCTAAATTTTAATGATAACTATTTATGCGCCTATTATTTTGCTTAGTCGTCCCTATGAACGAAAAGAGGCGACACTCAATGAATGTCGCCTCAATGTCGTGTCGTGTCGCCTCTGGCGTTAAGCTAGCGTTGTCCAGTTCTTGATGTATGTGTGAACTTTGTCTTGAGTTAACTCTAGTCCACATTCGGTGAGCAGTTCGTGCTTGACCGCATCAAGGTCTGGCGCTTGACGATCCCGAAGCAGTTGAGTGTCCCTACCTTCTAGGTAACGGTACTTAACGTAAGGGAAGTCAATGATGATCATAGCGTCATCCATTCCTGGAACCATACGGAACTGAGGGTGTAGATGAACCATAAGATCGCCAGCAAACGTCTGGTACTGAGTAAAGTTAATACCATACGTGCCGTCGATTTGTTGTGGTGACCAACGGTTTTTGCCGATCTTCTGCAAGTGTCCAGCAATCTTAGCGCCACAGAAAGCAAGCTTTTGCTTTGAGCCGTAAGCAAAGATGTCTTCGATCAAGAAACGATCAAACTGATCTTCCGTCATAGTGGAAGATGCTGATGCTCGGTCAATGACGTTAGACAACGTGTTTACTAAGCCGCCAGTAAAGCGTCTTGGCTGCGCTGTGCTTCCGTTGCTTTCATGTTTCTTACCAAAAAACATGCTCCGTTCGATGTCCATCATGTGCATCTTGAGAGCCTTGGTTGCCATTTCGTCTTCTTTGTCGCCAGTTCTCAGATTTGTGGCTTTTAAGGTATTAGAAACCGTATAGGCCGTCCTGAAAATTTGCAAATAATTAGATGAAACGGTGGCATCGAAACTCACGCCAGTAGGAGATGATGCCCCTTCTTCGTATGCTGAACCAGCAATGAAGAGCTTAGCGTCATCTGCGATTGAGTGTGATGTACCACCGATGTTACGCTCAACAGTAAGGGCAGTAGCCGTACTGTCTGCTGTACACCGCATAACTTCGCCAGTTTCGGAGTTCACAATCATAGTACCAGCAACCGCAAATAGGTTGTCGTTACCAGCATCAACTGTGATTGCCGTTGCTGACGTTGACGATACTGCACCGTTTACTTGCAATTTACGGTCAGGTAGTTCGTCACGAAAATTTTTGATTTCACTGTCATCTGAACTTTCTGATGAAGTCATCGACAATAAAGAATTTAGGGGCGAACTGCCATTTGGCTCCAAAAGAGTAAATAATTCGCGGTAGTTCTTGGGGCGAAAGTCGTTAGTAAACTGACCTGTTCCCCTTAGTCCTTGAATACCAGCCATTGGTATATCTCCTACAAAAGGTTATGTTTTGGTTGGTCAATTTCGTTTTTGTGGATAGACACGCCAAAAACAAATTTTCCTATGTAGCCGACTTAAATGGGGCCGTAGCGCCATCGGTTAATTTAATAATACACGCAAAAAAAACCAAGTCGTCCCTAGTCCCAAAATTTTGTATTGGGTGGGCGCATAACTGGAATACACCAAGAGGCAACGTTAGGAGTTCTTTTATCTAGGGCAGACGCAAAATACCGACAGCGGTGTACATCTCTAAAGTACATGCCATCGGTATTCTGTTTTATACCCAGAGTGTAGACGATCAGTTGGAACGCCATCACTGAGGTCATTAGCCAATGCGGTTTTTCATCGCCATATCAGACATACGACCAAACTGTTGGGCCGTTGCCGATTGAGTGCTTGCCTGTGGAGACTGAGAAGCACCGCCAGATGGAGATGGTGACTTTAGATAAGCCTGACGGCGAGTAGCCATCTCTTGAAGGCGAGCAAACTCTGGGCTGTTGCGTTGGTTCTTAAAGTCATTAACAACCATGTTTGTCAGTCCAGCGTCTGCAAAATCTTCAGCCGTATAACCACGTTCCCCAGCATACGCCATAAACTGCTGAGCATCACCGTCTGCTAAACCAGCATCTTTTTGCGCTCTATTTAGGTTATTGGAAATCGTCTGACGTATAGCCGTAGCACGATCACCTTGAGCTTGCTGAGCTGCGTTAACACCTTTTTGAGCGCCAGCCTGTGCGGTTCTCATCATGTTTTGCATAGCCGCATTTTGTGCCGCCATTTGCTGCTCCATACGCGCCATACGTTCGCCAGCTTCCCTATATCCAGGAGGTAATGTAATGGCGTTTTCGTCTTCGTATTTGGCGAACTCATCTTTCATATTACGCTGTGGCTGAGAGGGTTGCTGTGGTGGACGGCCTTGTGCAACGCCAGCTTGTGGATTGCGTTGCTCTCTTCCTAGCGTTGCGTTCTTTGTCATAGACTTTGCGGCAGCATCTAGGAACTTAGCTACCTGTTCTGGTGTGTAAGTCTTGCCGTCAGGACGGTTCATTAAGCCTTCAGCCAATTTGTTAATTGGGGCCATCTGAGCGTTCTTGTGGTTTAGGTCACGATAGCGTTCAAAAGTTCCAGATATTTGCTGTGGCGTTAGGTTTCGTTTTTGACCGCCCATATCCACTGCGTACATAACAGCTTCTTGCTGCTGCTTGTCGCCTTCCGTTTGTGGTGAGCCAACCTTACTAGCTTGCTCTGCCGTTGTAGGCTTTGTGCTAGGCTGGGGTTTAGGTGCAGCTTGTGTAGCCTTTTGTGTAGCCTGTGCAACTTGTGCTTTCGGGTCTGCTCCCATTTGAGCAGCAACCATACGTTCTAGTTGTGGATCAGTAGCCATTGTCGTTCTCCGTTGATGGGCCTTGGCGCATCGTTTCCTCTAGGGTTAAGTCACCTTCTAGCTTCACAATTAACTTTGAAGGTAAATTTAATAGTTGCTCAGCAGCCCATATTGAGCCTCGCTGAAAGTCCATTTGCTGTTGAGACATTTCGGCGTTCCGAGCCATGCGAAGAGCGAGTTGAAGTATCTCGCCTTCCATGATTTCGTTAATTTTGATCCAGCCCTTGCTAGCCGCCAGAGCCTTCAGCTCTTGAATGTCATTTTTAATTGTCATGGGCTAAGATTTTTTAAGCCCTTTTGACTTTTTAATGATAGGCTTCCCTGCCATGACAGGGGAGCAAGCTTTCTTCTTTAGGCTAGAGCCTTTCTTTTTCGCCATTACCTTATTCCTTCGTTGCCGTAGACTTCTTGTTGACGCGCTTAGTCGCCATTGGGTCGTGTGGATTTGACTATCGCCTCTTCCTCTGCGATCAGTTTTTCTTGGTCAACCTTCAAAGAAGCTAATGCTTCTTCACGTGTCTTTCCTTCATAAGCGATTACAAGATCACCGTCATCATCCAACGAAAAACGCCAAGGCTCAATTTCTTCTGGGACTTCCACAACAGTGTGATCGTCTTGAGGCTCAATGTCGTAATCTATCATTACGATCTTATTTTCCTGTGTCCAAATAAGCGCGTGTCTAGCCATTATACATCTCCTGGAAATTGCATGATACCGTCTTTGGTGGGCCACCAGTTTACATTTAACATTTTGGGGTAGTTGGTGGAGTAAAAGCCATGTGCAGGCACAAGCCCAGAAACGTCAGTGTTTTGTATTGACTGGTATTGACTGGTTAGGTTCACCTCGGCATATGTCCAAATTTGCCCACGCGGAACGGAACTACCAGCAGCAGTTCGCTTGGCAATTTCTTCGTATGTTGTCGCGGCGTTAGTCATGTTCAGATTGTGGTAGTAAACGTCTTGGCTATCTGAGTTATGGTCGTTTCCGAATATAAACCCGCGCACACCAGAGGCTATAGGCGTACAAGTGTAGGTATTATCTTTTTTCTCAAAGCGATAGCAAACACGAGGGTCTTCTGTGCTCGTAATATAGGAATTGATGCCTGCGCCGTAATAGTAGTAGTGAGCAAAGTGTAGATGCCACTTGTTATCCCATGTGGAGTTATACTGTATGCCGATCTGTGTGTAGCCTTGGGCTATCCCATAAGACGTGGTGTTGTTGTCTTGATGCGAGTAGGCTCCGTTTGTCGCGCCGTAAGTTTGCCCCGTACTGTCAGGCGTATTGGAGTGGATGAACGCACTAGCTACCGTACTGTCCAAATGGAACAAGTGGGTCATTATATCATCGCTTTGAGTAAAGCGTGTCCAGCGGCAATAACCATTGTCGCCAACGGTAATAACGCCACGGTAGTAGCCGTCGTCAGAACTCTTGTTTGATGCGTTGTCCATTTGGCGATACTCAAACTCGGTCGCGTTTAGGAAGGCGTCCTTTAGTTTCACCTTGGGGTCAGTAATGCGATCCTTTAGCTTCCACTTGAACATATCGACATTGCCGTTACTGGTCTTGGTGAACATGACATAGTAGCCAGTTTTCTCATTGTAACCAGACATGCCGTAGTTAGTACCGTAACGGCGGTTTGCTAGGTCAGGGAATGCTGCAACCATTTCCGTCGAATTGATGTTTACACTCTCAGCTTGAACTCCGTAATTGTACGTTCCAGGCTTCAGACACCGATATATATTTAGATTTTCCGATCCCATGAACACGCGAGGACGGACGCCTTCTGGAAGAACTTGGGTCGTCATAAAGCGCATGTAATAAAAGTAAGAACGATCATTATTGCCATAACCTATATTAGACGCAAACTGACCTGTAGGGCCAACATTCATGGAGTGCGCCGAAGGCCAGTGACAGTTATCCTGAGTACGGCCCACCATATAGTTATCGTTGTTACTTGAAATAGCCGAACTCGTTCTATACCAACTCCCCCTATCTCCTGAGTAACCCATGTACTTATCTTGCATCACACCGCCTTGGTATGAACCAGAAGGGCTTGAGTTGACAGCATAGGCCCAAGGGTTGTTCGTTTGCGAACCGTCTGTCGCATAAGTTGACATTTGAACTTGGCGGAACTGGTCGTCGTGCATCGTCCAAACGGCGAACATTGGCAGACCTTCTTTGCGAGGATCTGAGCTACTTGATGAGCTTGAGGAACTAGAACTACTAGAGCTACTTGATGATGCTACGGCTGTGCCGCCTACTAAAGTACGACCCATCCTATTATTCCTCTATGCCGTGGACACGAACGATAACATCGTCCTTGTCCGATTTTACGATTACCTGTTCACCAGCACTTGCCATGACAGCAGTGCGCTCTAGGACGCCACCAGCAGTAAGGCCAGCCTTGTCGTACAAGTCCCCAGAGGTTATTGCGTTAAAGCGTTTGATGCGGTTTTTACGAGTGCCATCAAAGAACAAGTCGATCTTCTTGGTCG